TTATTCAAGTATCAACCAAAAAAATATTAGATATGACCTCTAATGAACTTAAAGAACTTGTGAAATCACACTTTTCACTTGTAGAGGCTGGTGCTACTAAAGAAATCGTAAACGAAGAATCTACACAAACTTTTACTGAAGAAGTAGCAGAAGTATTTGGCGAAATTGCTGATGAAAACTCTGCTTTTGTTCTTAAGTTCCCTGGTGATGAACTAGAAGTTGGTGATAAGGTTACCGTTGTAACTACTGATAATCAAGAAATGTCAGCTCCTGATGGAGAGCATAAGCTTGCTGGTGGTGTTACTATCGTAACTAAAGATTCTATTGTTGAAAGTGTTTCAAAGGTAGAAGCCGGTGAAGAAGAAAAAGGTGTAGACACTGAAATGAAAGCAGCTTTTGATGCTCGTACAGACGCAGAAGAAGAAGGATACCTTGATGGTATTAAAGATGCGAAAGAAGATATGATGGAAGAAGAGCCTAAAGTGGCTGTTGAAGAAATCGTAAAAGAAATCGTAGAAGCTATTTCAGAAGAAATGGGTAAAATGAAGGAAAAAATGGCTGCTATGGAAGCTAAAGTTGGAGCATTAGAAAATGCCCCTGCTGTTGAATCTGTTGCTGTTAAATCAGAAATGTCTTCATACAAACCTAAGAATAATGTTCACAGTTTCTCTGTCGAATCAGCCGCTAACGCTGACAGAATCAAGTTAGCAATCAATCAACTTAAAAATCGTAAAAACTAAATCAAATGGCTTTAGACGTATCAGCTCTGTCAGCGTTTAACAACGAAATCGCTGGCGAGTTACTCCCAAAAATCGTTTACGGTGGCTCTACAATGGAGTACGTAACAATTAAAGAAGGTGTTAAACACCAAGAACCAATCAACCTTATGGAAGTTGACTTACAAGTACAATACGGAACTTGTGTTAGCACTCCTTCAGGTTCATTAACTTATTCACAACGTAACATCACAGTATGTCCACGTACATCTTTCGACGGTATCTGTTTGAAAGATATGGATAAGTACTACTTAGGTATTGCTGACTTGGAGCCTGGCTCTTACAATACTACTTTCAAAACTGCCCAAGTTTATTCTGACTTGTTGGTAAATCAGTTCCAGAAATCAAATGATTCATTCCTTTGGAGTGGTGATGCTGGATGTACTGATGGCGGTACTGGTCTTAAAACTATCATCTCTGGTTCAACTGCTGGTGTAGTAGTTCCTGCTGGTTCAGGTTCACAAGCTATCACAGCTGCTACAGCACTTGACGTAATGGATGATATGTTGGCTAACTTGTCTTCGGATGTAGCCGACCGTGAAGACCTTACATTCTTTATGTCTGTTCAAGGTTTCCGTAACTATGTTACTGCTCTTCGCAATGCTAACAACTTCTACTTTGACCCATCTTCTGTATCAAACAGAGGAAGCATCTTAGAGATGGCTTACCCATTCTCTCCAGGTGTTAAGGTTGTAGGTACTACTGGTTTGAATGGTTCAAGCCGCGTAGTATTAGGACCTGCTAAGCAGATTGTTGCTGGTACTGACTTGATGTCGGATTTCAGCGAATTTCAACTTTGGTATGACATCAATACTGACCAATTGCGTCACCGTATTGCTACTAAACTTGGTGTAAACATTGCTTACCCAGAGTTTTGGGTGTCAAACGACCAAGCGTAAATAATAACCCTTTGATAAGTGGGGGCTTCGGCCCCCACAAATCAAAATAAACCAGATTAAAATATGTCAACTTGTGATATTACTTCAGGATTTACTTTAGGCTGCCGCGATAATACCGGTGGTATTAAGAATCTTTACATTCTATCTGGTTCTATTACCAGCGTTACAGACGCAAGTGAAGGGTTAATTTCCGGTATTACCGGAAGTGGAGAGTTCTTCCAGTTCGAGTTGTTCCGTCAAACTTCTGATTTCACAGAAGGTATCAACGCAACTCCTGAAAACGGAACTGTATTCTATGAACAAACAGTAAATGCTGTTTTCTTCAAACTACAATCTTCAACACGTAATCAGATTAGAGTATTAGCTAAAAATCCAGACTTAAAAGTAATCGTAGAAACTAACAACGGCTCGGAAGACGGTGTTGGTAAATACTGGCTCTTAGGCGAGGAAAATGGTGTTCAGTTGTTAAGTGGAACCGGCGCGACCGGAACTGCCTTTGGCGACTTAAACGGCTATTCTTTAACCTTCACTGGTCAAGAACCAGAACCCGCTTCTG